TAGTTTTTAAAAATGCAAGACTTTTAACTCAAGACAATGTGATTGAAAAACTTGAGGATGAAAACAAAAGAATTACTGAGGTAGATAAAGGTCATCAAAAATTAGTTGGTGAATTAACACAAGAAATAAAACAATTAAATGAGAGAGGAAAAAATGTCTAATATATATGAGAAGTTAAGCAAAGCCAGTCAGTCTGCCGATAAAGTAATTAAAGCTCCTAAAAAAAGTGGGATGCCTTTTAGACCATTAATGCATGACTCAGTTCAGAAAGTTGCTATGGCAGCATTACATGAACATGGTTTATATCCTGTTTGTAATTATGAAAATAATATTACAGACAAATATGTTTTTGTTAAATGTGAAATGACAATACATGATACAGCTTCAAAAGAATTTGTTTTAATACAAGGTTGTTCTGCATTTGGTAATTTAGATAAATATGGAACAGGTAATGCTATGTCATATTCAAGAAAATATGCTTTTTTAAATGCACTTAATTTAGAAACTGGTTTAGATAATGACGATGGTTATAATGCTAAAACTTTTAAAGCACCTATTGTTAATGCAGCTAAACCTATACCTCAAGTGGACACCACAAAATTAGCGAATGAATGGATTGCCAAACTAAAAGATTGTGCAAAACTTTCAGCTTCACCAAACAAGTTTGAAAATAATATCCAGATACAGACAAAACAATTTGAGTCTGAACTTAATCAAATTAAATTAGATCCTATTGAGGATTTAAGAGTTGAAACAGAATACACAAAACTAAAATCACAAATACAAAAACAACAAGGAAAAAACAATGGCAGACTTTAATAATACAATTAGTTTATGGAAACGAAAACCTAGAGATACAGATGTAGCTGGAAAAATGTACCCACATTACCAAGGCAATCTCAATGTAGATGGGGTAATCAAAGATGTATCTGTTTGGATTCAGACAGATAAAAAAAATCCTGGTAGTCCAGATATGTCAGGCAAAGTTCAAGAACCTTATAAAAAACCAGAGAACAAAACTGAGGAGATACCATATTAATGTCTGAAGAAGTAAATCCTAAACATTATCAAAAAAGTATTCAGACTTATGATGCAATAGTAAGCCAACTATCCAGTTTAGAGGTAGTTGGTTTTCTACGATCTCAAGTTTTAAAATACACAATGAGGTTTGGTGCAAAGCATGACAGTTCAGCAGAAGCTTGTTTAATGGATGTAAGAAAAGCTAATTGGTACTTAACTAAATTAGAATTACATCTTCAAGGATTAGGTAGTCCAAAACAAAAAGCACCTGAATATGTGTCTAAACCAAACATCACAAATTTATTTAAGGATCATAATGAATAAAAATAATGGACATATATATTTGTCAAAAATAAAATATGATTGCTTAGACTTTATAAGCAACTTCATAAAACAAAATAAATTCTCTCCAACATATAAAGAAATTGGCGAACACTTTCAGTTCTCAAGAGCAAGAGCTGGTGCAATATGTGCAGAACTATTTAAGCTAGGTTTAATATCTAAAGGTAAGGCAGCTCATCGTAAGATTAGAATGACTGATAAACAAACAACACAAATACCAAATTTAAATTTTAATAAAGAATATTCAACAATGGATTTAAGACGATGAACAATGTTACTAAAGAAAGTTTTTTTGAAGCAACCTTTAAAACAATAGAAGAATTTGACAATGCAGAAATAGCTGCAAAGTCGGATGTCAGCGATAATGCTGAACTTAAAGTTACTGATATTAAATTAGATAAGTCAGTAATTAAACTTAAACAAAGGACAGATAGGGATGCCGAAAAGTAATAGTCTGTTACGAAGATATGATAAACTTAATAAGCTACACAAGGAAATTATGCAGAAACCAAAAAATAATGTTGGTCAATGTGTTCACTCATTACAAGCTTTTAAAAAGTATATCAAAACTTACAGACAAATTGTTGGTGTGGAAAATGGCGATGCCAGTTTCAGATACACACAATTGTAGTTACTAACTTAAAAGTTGCAATAAATCGTAGGCTAGGAGTCTGCCCAAAACAAAGGAGAGAGAAAATGCCAAGACCATATAACCATGTAGTCAAGACTGAATTTGATACAGTTCTTAATGAAGCTATTGGAAAAAAAATTAAAGAAGCAAGACTTAATACAATCGTAAATGTGGAATGTGTTGAGGGTGATAAAAAAATAAACTTTCCAATGAAAAAAGTAATTACTCAAACTAAATTAGCAAATGCTTTAAAACCACCGAAAACTTTTCAACAAATACAAAAGTATGAAAAAGGAAAGAATGGAGTCTCAACAATTATATTAATACAAATAAGTAAATTTTTTAATAAGCCACTTGATTATTTTACAAGTGAAGCAGCAGAATTAGTTGGTCAATATGAGCCACCAATTAATAGTTCCAATAAAGATAGAGATTGCTCCCTATCTCAGGAACTTTAATAAGTGCTTATTACATCGTTATTCCCTAATGATGTAAGTGATTGTGGGTGCTTTGTAACCATCCACTTTAGTTAGTGTATAGAGGGTAGGTTTGTTAGTCATCTCCCTACCCTCTTAAAATATTATGCCAGAAAATTTAGAACTTAAAGAAATTTTTATTTACTTTGTAATTAATAAAAAATCTAAAAAAATTGTTTATATAGGAGAAAGTCAAAATGGGAGATCAAGAGTACAGTTAAGAAGATTTGATGAAAGAGTATGTGATGTTCAGGTAATTACATCTAAGAAAATAAAATGTTTAGAAAATTTTTATTTTAGAAGATATTATGAAGCAAGGTGGATATATAAATTTAGACCAGAATACAATAAACAAATCAATACACCACCTAATCTAAATACTTTTTTAATGAAAATGTTTTTGTGGAATGAAAATCCTCAAGCAGATTGGATAGTTCCTTTTTCACAAAATTGTCCATTTAAATGTAAATTTTTATCTCACATACAAAAACAAAATAAATATATTTATAATGATTATTCAAAAGTTTGGAATGAAATTAATTTAGATAAACAACTTTTTATAAATGGCAATAAAGCATTTGATTATATATTAAATAATAAAATTGAAAAAACTTTAGGAACAAAAACTAGAAAAACATTTAGAAAAAGAACAGAAAAATTACACAATTAATATTTAAAATGTTTTTTATTATTCATAAACCTAAAGATAAATTCACTTCATATACCAATGTAGTTTTTTCAACAGAAGAAGAAGCTAAAGAGTTTGGCAAAAAATGTATTAAGAAAAAAATAGAATGGGATGTAGTCCTCTATGATAAAGAGAACTACGATAAGTATTGGTATAAATAATTAATTAGTAATTAAGTAATGAGCTATTAAACAAAGCTCAATTATTATTAAAACTTCTATCATTTTTGATATGCTCCTTTGCTTCTTTTTCACTTGTAAAAAACTTTTGAGAAAATGAAGTTTCATTAACTGCATTTACAAATTTTTTTAGTTTTATTTTTTTTGGTCGTTTAGCACCAAATTTATAAACCCAAATATAGAGATCATTTTTTATTGTCATGCTAATCCTTAAACTGATTGTTTAACCAATCGCTTTTTTCTTTTTCCATTTCTGTGTTAGCATAAGGCTTGATGTAAGTTCTTCTTACAAAATTTACATCATCATCACCTAAAGCATCTGCCAGGTCTTGTGGATCTATGTACTTCTTTTTCCATGCCCAGTATGTTGCCATAAAGTGTCTGAAAAAATAACACTTTCTGTTATAGGGTAGTTGTACCCCAAAACTCTTTAGAGCCTTGTCTAGTGCCTTTATAAGAGTTTCTAAAGCTATGTAATTACCATCCTTATTAAGAAACAAGCTTGTCTGAGTTTCTGGTAGTTTATTTAGATGTTCCTGGATTTTATCTTTAAGACCAGATGATATTGCTAGATCCCTTGTTTTTTTGTTTTTAGTTTTGCCAAGACTACCATCTCTTTTAACTGCATAAGCAATAGTAAGATAAGGTTGATTAGATTTAAACTTTAATTCTGATTTAGTTAAACCTCTAATCTCACTTGGTCTTGCAGCAGTTTGTAACATGATATGAAACATTAATTTAATATCATCTCTTTTGATATGATTGATTAGATGCTGAACTTTTTCTAATGACCAATCTTCAAAGTCTAGCTTATCAAACTTTCTTTGCTCAATAACAATATCTGCAAGATAGTCTATATCTTTACACACATTTCTCTGAACTTTATCTTGTGATGCTGAGTAGTCCAGGATAGCACTAAGTACATTAAATATTTTAGATAATGTTTTAGCATTAATAGATCCTTTACTTTCAAGATGTGCAACAAAAGCTTTGATAGAGTCTTTGTTGATTAACCTTGCGTCTTGGTTTTTAAAGTAAGGCAAGATGTGATAAGTAGCCATTGAATTGTAATCTCTGACACAACTCTTGGATGGTTTGCCATATTCTTTTTCTTTATATTGCTGACGATCTAACCACAACTTATGTGCATCCTCTATACTCCAAAAGTTAAAATAAATAATTTTGAAACCATCCTTTTCAACTTTCTTAACTACTAAAGGTTTAAGAGTCTTTAGGTTTTTATTAGTAATAAACTTAATCTTATTATCAGCACCCTTATATTGAAAACGATACTTGGTCTTACCATTAATTTGTACTGACGATATATTATTGTACTCTAGTTTTTCTTTAGACATTATGCTCTCCACCCATAATAGTTTAACTCATTTTCTTTTTGACATTCTTCCAACTCATCCATCAAAAGTTTTTTTGGATTAAAACCTGGTACATGATTTCTATTTGGATATAGATTTGGGTAACATAAAATGTGATACTTGTCAGCATCACCAGGTATTAGACCAAAATCTTTTACAACTTTTCTAAACAAAAACATTGGACTAAGATTTGGATATTTTGAACTATCCCATTCTCTTTCTGTTTTTATATTTGGCATACAAATTGATTTCTCATTTTCATATGTTTTTCTTATTTTTGATATAAGTTCTTGCATCATTTCTCTCTCCTATGTTAGTTATCATTTAGTTATACATAGATTATAGCTGAGATTAAGTGCCTTATCAACAGTCATTTTACCTTATCTATCAATCATTTTAACTACTGATGCTAGGAATATAAAAAAAATATATAATTTATCGGTATAGATTCGGTATATATTTTTTTGTTTTGACCAAAAAAAAAGGTGGGTTACATATCTTATTTGATATATAACCCACTAATTGTTTTAAAACTTTTATTCCTCGGTAGCTCAGTTGGTAGAGCAGTTGACTGTTAATCAAGTAACCCACCCCAAAAACTATTGCCATACTTAATCTTTTAAAAAAAAGTATATAGATCGGTATATTTTTTATATTGTTACTCATCTCTTAAACACTAACTCTATGTTAAGTAAATGATAACACAATCTAAACTTTATACCACTTAAAATATTTTACCCACCACTATCCCTGCAAGTCAAATGACTCACATCTGATCTAAAAAGATCAAACCTATTCTGTTATTTTCTTTTTCTTTTTTTTACTTTCTTGGCAGTCTTAGCTGCACTTTTAAAATTTGCTGCTGATGGCGAACCTTTAGATCCTACTTTTCTCATTCGTTCACCTGAACCTGCTTTAATTCTTTTTCTTTTTGCATGGATGTTTGCGTACAAACCTTTTCGTTTTGCCATTGTTTCTTTTCCTTTTCTATTATTTTTTTATAGTCATCCTTTTTCATACATTCGTAATGAGCTTTTTCCCCACCATAGAAAGCTACAAATGATTCTGTATTTACCATTTCGGCTTGGCAAAATTTACACTTACCTACATCAATAACAATTATACTTGGTTTCTTCCAAATTTTTTTAGCTGCCATTTATCTCCAAGCTTTTCTGCTCCAGTAATTTGCAGACAAAGTTTTTTGTCCTTTAGTTTTTATCCCACCTGATCTTGCAAGATAACTTTTTCTAGCTTTAGGATTGTTCTTTCGGATCTTCATATTAGGATCACCAAAAGTAACTTTATTAACTTTACCTGTTTTATTATTCTTAACATAGACTCCACTTTTTTTTGACTTACCTGGTGGTAATCTAAATGGTTTGTTAAGTGAAACTTTTCTACCTTGATACTCTGCCATTATGATTCTATTCCAGGTTTAGGTTTTGGTATAATGACTTCGCTGCAATCAAATTTTACATAGATGCCATGTGTATTAATTTCTGATCTTCCAATCTCTAAAATTTTATCATGTGATTTAATGTAGCCATCAAGCATACATTCATATTCATCCACATAACCATTTGGAAAAGTATATGGATCTAGGCAAGTGTTAGCCATAGAACTACACATAATAACAGTTAATAATATTTTCATTTATCATCTTTCTTTTTTATATTATGTAGCTCATCCTCTAAACTTGTAATTTTTTTATTAGCATGATCTAAGTCTTGTGCTGAATGTTCTAACTTCTGCAAACATCTTTTATTAGCACTATCTTTAGATTTACCAGCATCTTGTAACTCAGCTACTTCTTGCTTTAAGATACGAACTTGTTCTTTATATTCGTTAATCAGTTCTAGGTTTTCTGACATCAATTATTTTTTGTTGTTCCTAAATACTTGAGTTCCCTTAATTCCAAAAATACTTGCTACGACAAGAATCCAGAGATTTGTGAACCATGATGGAAGTGCTGCAAAATGTTCAAAGAAAATATTTACTTTGTCCATAGCTTGTGGATCATCTGACCATACTGCCCAAGCCAAAATTATTATTGGGAAACTTAAAATCAAAAGGCAAAATTCATCCTTGTAATCGTTCTGTCTAGCTTCTAATAATTTACCTTGATACTCTGTTTCACCTTTAGCCATCTTAGATGCTGCCATGTGTTGAGCATCTGCCATAGCCATTTTAGTTTCTTGTTTCTTTTTGTATATATGAGTACCAGCATTTAAAGCCAGTTTGATTGCACTAAACCACATAATGTTCTCCTATAATTTTGCTGATTGCATTTTTTTAGAAAGTTTATTTGCTCTGTTTGGTGTTTGCTTTGCCCATAAAGAGTCTAGCATTTGGAAAGCAGCTTCTCCATAATCTTCATTATTTAAAGCTTTCCACATATTCTTAAACTTAGAAACTCCACCCTCACCAATTTGATACACCATATTAATTATAACTTCTTTAGCTGTATTGTTTATTGGTCTGTCAGCTATGAGTCTTTCTGCTGCATCTAAAGTTCTTTGAAAGTCTTTTTCAAAAACTAATTCACCCTCATCTTTTTTATATTCTATTCCATGCTCATAATCATCTTCAGGTAAAACTTTATGTCCATAAAATATAGTATCAAAACCCTCTGAGCATTTGTAAATTTTATTTACATAACCCTCACAAGCTTTTATTTCTTCTTTAACTTCTTCGTACATATACAATCCTCACAAGTACAAACATCACCATCCCAATGATGCAGATGAAACTCTGCTTTACAATGACATTGGCAATTGCAATCTTTACACTTTTTTCTTCTTTTTGGTTTTGGATAATCAAAAGTTAATACATCATTTAACTTTGCATTAAGTTTATCAAACCATCCAAATATATCCCCTAATAATCTATCTATCATTCTAAAATCAGTTTCTTAATTGATTGTGAACCATCTATATTGGTTTCAAGTTCTGCTTTAGATTTGATACATCTGTACTCAATATTGGAAGATACAGTTCTATTGGCAACCCT